ATATCCCGTAGATCGTTTGGAATTTCGGACAGGTCCGATCCGAATTGTGGTGCTGTTGCGCCCTGCGGAATAGTGCCATAGACACCATAGCGCTTGACAATGACATTAATGTCTGAATCGTCCGCCCCGGACTGATCTGTCATTGTGGGTTCCGTATTCACGGTTGCGAGTTTGCGAGCACGAGCCCTATACTGTTCGTAGTTGAGTTTCATCTTAGTTGCCTTTTTTGAGTGCATTGATTTTCTGGATAAGGTCCATGAGGAAGCCGCCGATTGTATCGCTACCGCGTCCGGCTTCCATTTCCTCGACAAGACGAGCCTGCATTTTTGCAGACGGTGTTTGAAGCTCCTTAAGTTGAGATTCGATTCCCGACGCACGTTTTTGATAAGGAAGCATTTCACGAATCTGGTTCGCTTGCTCCATTAATTGCGCCGCCTGCGCGTCGGAAACTTTCCCTTGCTTCCTAAGCTGTTCCACCTCAGCGATCACCTTATCTACTTCCGCATACGACCGTTGAGATTCATTCGTCGCGCGGAAGTTGAGTTCTGGGATATTCGCTGCGGAATGTGCGGCGGTATAATCCGCCTCTGCCGATGCTTTCCTCGCTTGCTGTTGAGTAAGTTGGATTTGCGCAATCTGCATTGCTTTGGTTGCGGCGCTGGATACGCCGCGTGCCATTGCGTCCACAGGTTCCACCGTTGCTGCTGAGACGCCCGGAGTACTTGCGCCACCCTGAGAGAACGCCAACATAGGATTCATGCCGGCTGCCTTCATGTCTTCCGTCCCTCGTTGCCACGAGGTATTAGACATGCGTTCTTCCCACGATTGTTGTTCGCGTTGCAGCGCGATGTTAGCCTTGTTTGCTTTTTTCTGGGCGCTGCTACCCAGCGCCCCTCCAATAAGGTCGCCGACGAAGCCGATCAGCGGCCCGCCGAGATTTTTAAGAGCTTTTTTCAAGCCCATAGATTCCTCCAACGTTGTGCCACCGCACCGCGACAGCAGTGACAGTGGCAGTGCCTAAGTTCCCAGATTTGCCTTATAAGGTCGCGCATTAGAAGCGTACCAAGCCGGGAACGCCGTACGTCGGCAGCAACCGTGCAACGGTGCTGTCGTGTAGAACGTCCATGATAATTTGCGCCGACCACTGCGTTCCAGAGTCCGTTGCAAGTGACCGCTCTAAGGTTTCCTGTGTTTTGTCCTGAATAAATGAGTCGTTGAGAGCGGGTTCTGTTGCGAACTCTTCGGAGTAGTGCCACCAGTCAAGCGGAGCTGCTGCTGTTGAGCGCAATACGCCCGTGATTTCGTTCGGAGTGTATCGCATTTCTGCGTATCGTTCCTGATAGCCCCATACGGCTGTAGCTGGAGCGTTGTCAATTGGCTGGAAGATTTCCTGAGTGGCAACTGCCTGTTCTCCGATGTTTGCAAATACGGGATCGGGGAAATCGAGGCGCGTTGTGCGGCGCCAGTGGCGGCGCGTGCCCTGCTGATACGTAGGCGTAGCGCGTGCCACGGCGAGACCGATGATGTAGCCATGTTCCTCACTTGCGTAGGTAAATGTTTTCTTATGACCGGACGCGTGCATTTCTGCACCGAGGTTACCGATCGGTGAATCGCCAGTTGAGGCTACGTAGTCGGCCGTCTGGGCGATTGGGTTCACTGTTACGGAAATCTTGCTCCCGCCAAGATATTCCGGAATTTGGAGGCGATAGTCTTTTGCGCGTACGCCCCAATGTGCCATAAGATTTTCGACGTATCGGCTACCGCCGCGTGCGTCGAGTTCCAAAAGGCGTTGAGTTGTCACCGCAAGACGGATGCTGTTGATCGTTGCGGCTGTTGCCGCTGAAAGGTCCGCGACGAGGTTGGTTGTGCCGGGCGCGTAGACCGCTGCTGATGCGGTAACGGGCAAGCCGGCGGTTGATGTAAGGACCGCTCGCCCGTTGGTCGAGCCGAGCTGACTCACCACGGTAGAGTCGCCTGTGACTACGCCTGCGGTGTACGCAACCGGTGCCGTAGTGCCGAGTGGCATAGTTACGGCTGTTCCTTTCTGTGCCCACGGAAGAGAGCTTGTGAAGTAGTCATGGCGTTTGTTGACACGAAGTGTTTCCTGTAGCCATGGATTTGCGCCTTGTACGATGTCGTAGCTGTAGGACGAAGTCCAGCCTGCCGGCCACGTAAATTCGTCCTGTAAGTTCTGATCTCGGAACCACTGATTCCAGATGGTGAAGTAGCCGAAGATCGGTAGTGCATTGAGCGGAAGAATCGCTGTGTAGTCCTGCGGAAGGATGCCGAAATGATCGAACACGCTGTTCGGTAGTACGACGTGATCGGCTGCACCCTGCGCCGGTGCTACCACCGGGACGTTGAGTGCTGTGTTATTGCCCGTGATGAAGTCTTCCCAATTCGGCCAGATGATGCGGTTTGGCACGAAGAAATAGAAGGTTTCGAGGTCGAGGTCGTCGACGACGGGGGCAATTGGTGTTGCGAGACGCGCCATGACGGACTCTTTGTGTTGCCACACGTCGCCGGGTAGGACTTCCTCGCACATGATAGGAATAAGTTCTGAGGCATCGAATGCCTGTTTGCGCGTCTGGCGCATTCTGAATTTGGAGCGTGGTATATCGCTCCGTGGGACTGTGGCAAAATTTTTCTGTCTGGCTGTTTTGTTTCTGTTCACTGTCGTTCCTTAGATACTAGCTTTTTTGAGTTTCTTTCGCGCACGCGCGTTAATCGCACGCGCGCGTAGTTGTTCTGGTGTTTGAGGTATTACATTTTTAGTCCTTTCCTCTTTGATAGAGAGGTGTTTAGACGGATTTTGAGTTTTTAGCCAGTTGTCGTAGTAACGAGGAGGTTTTTGAGGTTTGCCATTGATGATGACCCTGTCGTGGTCATAGATGTGAGTCCCATGTTTTTCTAGGAAGAGTTTGCCGATAGCGGCTTGTCTTCCTGTTTGACGGCCACCGCCGTTACTGATGAATGCTCGGGGTTGGACCATGTCCAAGAGTTCGCCGCTTTCGCGGTCGAGCTGTTGGTATCTGTGCTTATAGCCGAGCTTTTTGGTTACGTATGATGCAGTGTATTGAGCTGTTTGGAATGTAAGGGCACCGACTGAGACGTGCCCTTTACCCCACGTTTCTAGCAGTGTGGGGCTTGTCCATAGCAAGTATGGTTCAGTCCGCAATATTTTGCGGTCTGTTTCGAATGCGTGCCCGAAAATGCACGCATGGTAATGAGGGCGATTTGTTTTATCGCCATATTCTCCGACTGAATAGTAGCGGAGAGGTCCGACCCGTTTACGGAGTCGTTTCCAGAAGTCTTGAAGGTCTTTGTAATTTAGTTGTTCGTTCGCCGGTAGATGTTCATCGTCGTATGTCAACGTTACGAATGAATTCAGCTCCCAAAGGGAAGCTTCGTTGGTTATGCGAACAGCCCACTGCCGTGCGTGTTCTTCGCGGCACAGCAAGCATTTGCCGCATGGGAGTTGGATTTGACAGTAGGTAGTTTCCTGGGGTCGGCTGAAACGAACCGGCCCACCACTGGTGGGCCGATAAGCGGTCAGCGGGGAGGCACACGGCATTACAGGCGCCGGCCACCACGCAGGACCATTGAAGGGCTATTGATCGCCCTCGTGCGGGACTTCGCCCGCTTGTAGCTCCGGTTGTGGGACCGGAAGGAGGATTTACGTCGCATGGATGCTCCTAGGGTTGGAATCGGCCGAAGCCGATTATAGGGGGTTAGGGTGACGGTGTCACCTAGCCCTTCTAGATCTAGTAGCAGAAGGGCTAGGCGACTATCGTCGCGTCAGACTTGCGTCTGTTTTTCCTCGTACGCAATTGCTTCGTCGTAATCTTTCACGAGTTTAGCATGTCGCGCAATGTTGCTTTTGAGCGCTTGTTTATAAAGTTGAGGTACCGGCACCGGGAGCGTTTGCAGCTCCATTAGTGCCTGTGCGATTTGCGCCCGGCGGATTTTCAGACCGTCGAGCTTCGGATTCGGCGGGTTGCCGTTTAGCACGAACGAGGGAGCTGCAGTCACAGATGAGTTCTTTTTTTGGATTGATGATTCCATTGTCGTCGATTTCTCCGAGTGAGTAGAGTTCAAAGTGATGCGGCGCATTCTGAATTGCCGCGCTGATGTCTTCGCGATTGACTTCGTGCGAAATACTCGCCATCGCTTCGTTTTCGCTTGGTGCCGCAAACGGCACCATGAAGTAGTCGATCATGCGATCTCGTATAGCGAACAGTTTCACGTTGTTGCACCTTCGGTATTAGCCGGCGGTTTTGCCGGCGGATTGAGTATATCCGCAATTGCTTGCGGTGTCAATGCTATAAGGTCTTCGACGCTTAGCGCCTTAAGCGCATCGGGGAGTTCTCCCCGATAGATTTCCAGCATACGTGCTGATTCGATCATATCCCGTAGATCGTTTGGAATTTCGGACAGGTCCGATCCGAATTGTGGTGCTGTTGCGCCCTGCGGAATAGTGCCATAGACACCATAGCGCTTGACAATGACATTAATGTCTGAATCGT